ATCATGCCTGAGCACAATAGTTTAAGGTCTTACTGTCCGAAAACAGTAAATCCTAAAGGTCTACATCCGTGTAGCCTCCTTTATCAATTGTCTCTCGCCCTGCCTCGTAGAGCCACCAGTAACTTCGGTGGTAACGAGCATGGATACGTAATGTTGAATTTCTTTCGAAATTCGCATGAAAAGGATCAGGCCATCGCAATGATGGTATCGATCTTTCCAAACCTACGTATCCGTGAGCAAAGTTCCCAGCACTTAGTGTGTTATAGTGCTGAGTTTGACTTAAAATGGATTGTGAGTGCTTTACAAGTCTCGATTGGTTTGATCGAGATACTCCATAACCGTGAATCTAATCTTTTTGAGAGATTCAGTATGGATTCCATTTTAAGCTGCGTGAAGACATTATTAAATTGTGGGAATTATGACGAATATATTGATTTAGTCAAGTATTCTACCACATATCTTCATGCTAGGAGTTTACGGCAAAAAGTGCTTCCTAAAGCATGTTCCCGTAATGGTGAAGTTGAGAGAAACTTACCACTCCTCTTCTCTGGACCTCTGCGAAAGTATTTATATAATCGCATGAGTACATTGTCCAAGAAGAACCAACACCTCTTTTGGAGCATAGCACAATTAAAGCGCTGTGCTGAGGTGGTGCCGGAGGATTTCATCGAAAAGAGCTTGCATAAACATCGCAAAGCTATGGATCTACGATCCGATGATCCTCCTGCTGACTTCGTATCGTCCCTTAGTGAAAAGGTTGATGATGTATTACGAGGTCTGACCTTTGAACATACTCGAAAGTTTCATGAGTATAGTTCTTCGGCCTGTTGGGAAAATACCAGTGTGAATGGTGGAGCAAAAGGCTTCCTCCTGTCTGAACATGTGTTCGCAGGTCACACTTCTAATGATGAGTTACTGTCTATGACATATCATCCACGTTCTGGTGTTACTGAACGTCGAGGTTTCTGTGTTAATAGAACAGACCTCTTAGATCTCTCTCATGAGAGAGGTAATTGTACTGCAATGGTATATCCTATTTGTGAACCTTTGAAGATTAGAAATATTACTAAGAGCAATGCTGTAAAGTATGCTATTGCTAAAGGACTTCAATTGGATGTTCACGGATATATGCGCAAGCTCGATCAATTTCGGCTTATTGGGGAACCCTGCACCCAGCGCCACATTGAATGGTTAGTTGGTAGATCCAAAGGTGGATTTGCTAGCGGTGATTTTTCTGCCGCAACTGATAATGTTAAAATTCAGTTAACCAAGATGTGTTTTGAGCGAATAATTAATCGCGTTGCATGTACTAGTGGTATAAGTGGAGATGAGATATCCACATTTCGTGAAGTTCTTTATGAACACGAAATCCACTATCCGACGGGTTATGGTGAGAAGGCATTAGAACCAGTTCTTCAAAAGAATGGCCAATTAATGGGTTCGGTTCTATCATTTTTTATTTTATGCCTTATAAACCTATGTACGTATTGGCACGCTGTTTGTCCAGAAGTTAAACGTTTTCAAGATTTAACTGTTCTGGTCAATGGAGATGATATCTTGTTTAGATGTACTCCAGATGAATATCAACAGTGGCTAGACACACTTCCGTACAGTGGTCTCACCCCTTCACCTGGCAAGAATTTTTATGCCGATGCTTATTGTACTGTTAATAGCATCTTGTTCCATGTTAATGAACAAAGGAACGGTGAAGTTACAACTATACCATTTTATAATGTAGGTATGTTGTTAGGTCAAAGCAAGGTTGCCCGCGTATCAGACGTTGAGGACAAACCTATTCAGTATCTCTTTCCAGAAATTTTGGAAGGTAGCTTGAATCCTTTGGATTCGCTTAAGCGTTTTCTTTATTATAACGCTGAGAAACTGAAACAATGTGCTATCTCTGATGATGGTCATTCCCTTAATTATTTTATACCACGTGAATTAGGTGGTTTGGGTATTCAATGCCCTGGAATGACTTATATAACATTTGATAAATTTAATAAATTACCATCAGATGAGAAAACAGCAAGTTTTTATGCTGTTGTAAATCGTAGACAACTACGATTTGCACAATATGCACATGAATACTGGATTTCACCATATGTTAAGCCGTTATTTAGACCGGCTGGTGAACAAATTGATCTAGATAAGGAAAGTAATTTCCAAGATCATCCTGATATGAGATATAAAATCCGTATCGACCAGTATTGTCCTCAAATTCCGGAAGCGCGTGAACTACAACCTGTAGTGCACCCCCCGAATTGGTGCTCTCCGACTATGTCGAAGAGTGAGAGTGAAAATCTGACTTATAAAGCGCATCGTTTATTTTTCGATAGACGCTATATGAAAAATTATAAGAAGAAGTCAGATAGTTTCCTGAGTGAAATTGCCGACCGAAGATATGTAGAATATCAATATCTCGGTTATGCACCTATAAATATGGTTGCATAATATTTCTTTTGGCAAAGATTCATACACTCAAGGTTATGTCACGTGTGCAGTGAAGAGCCTGAAGTTGGTAACTAACAATGATAAGTTACAGGTCTCTTAGAGATCAATGGGTCCATATGATTAAATAGCCAAATCTGCATTAAGGAGCAGAGCTAAGTCTATATAGTGGTGTCTGCGGAAGTACCGATCACATCAACTCGAGAGATCGAGGATATAGTAAATGCCAACAGACTACAAAGGCTAGTCAAGAGATTCATATGCGAGCATAGTCGCTCCGTCAGCTTCTTAATCTGACATGAGTGGGAGGACCCCATGAATCGTTCAAAAGGAAAGGCAAGTCCTAAAACTTCCACAACGACTACTACGAAAGTAGTCCGACCTAAACAGAAAGTTAAGGTCTCCACCACCTCCACACGTACCGTTGGAGGTACTCATGTTCGTAAACAAAAGTTTTCGAACAGAGCCACTTTAGGTATGAATAATACGATTGGATACTATAAAAGTTTAGTTGATCCGTTTTCGTATGCTGGCGTTCGCCTGGGTTGGGGGTGTATGGTCCCAACCAATACAGTACAAGGTTATTTAAGAGCAACATATTCTGCGAATGCAGATGGCTCTTTCTGTATTGTAGGTCTACCGAATTGTACCAATGCAATTAATATTGGTACTGGTGGTGCTGCTGTTGCAGCCGGTAGTAACCCTGCCAACGTTACTGATGCTGCAGCCATTGCAGCTCAGTTCCAGTCTGGTCGAGTAGTGTCATATGGTGTCCGTGCTATCCCTATGATTGCTGCTACCTCTGTCCCTGGTCTTTGTGCTGTAGGTGCTATTGAGCAAGTCACTTACACTCAGATTCAGGCTATGACACCTAATGATTTTGTGTCATATCCAACTTCAAATGTTTCTATTGGTATTGCTGGTGCTTCCGCTTGCGGTCGTCCCATTGATGTCAATAGTTTTACATTTAATCCAGTTATTACCAACGGTACTGGATTTGCTGTTGGAACAGTTCTTCCATATTCTATACCCTATATCTCCTTTACGGGTTTACCCGCTTCAGCAACTATTATTGTTGAGTACTGTCTTAATTTAGAAGTGATAAATACTACACTTCACGGTACTGTTGCTATTGCAACGCAAGGAGATACAAATGCTACTGTTGCATCAGAATGGCCTTCTATTGAGAAAGCTTGGTCTTCTATTAAACAGGTCTTACCATCACCCGGACGTTTAGGTGAACTTTCAGCTGATATTGATGCTGGATTAGATAATATTGGTAAGTTTTTAGGCAGTGCCGCTAATTTAGGGTCTGCTTTAGCATTTGGTGGTCGTGTAGCCGGTGTATCCTTTGGATTCGCTACACGTGGTGCTGGCCGGTTAGTTTCTTCCGGTTCGCGATTACTTTTACGGTAATCAACTCCTCAAACAACAATCTTTGCCCTTGCAGGGCGAAACCGTTGTCACTGATTCTTACGCTTTCAATTTAACTAAAGAGATTTAATCTCTTTGCGTATGGGATAGAATTAGTGCTGCTGGAGCTAAACCTGTCGGGGCTGATGCCCTATGGTGTTAGACGATTCATCGACGCTTATAAAATGTTAATAAGTGTACCTTTGATAGTCAATCGACAAGTGATATATTCCTTGTAGCAAGCCCTATGAACTTTTGTGTGCACAGTAATTCCCCTTAGCGGGTAATGCCGAGTCATAGCTCACTACTACAGTGGTGTCCTTTTGTCCATTCATTAAACCTCTACAGCTATAGTCCGTTTCGAGCACGAAATAAGCCGAGTAACTAGATTAACAACTAGTGAAGCTTTGAGTGGTTCCCTCGATCCGTCGTACTATAGTGTATAACGACAGGAAGTATTCCAGTCACCTTTGACACGGTGATGAGAATTGGGTCGGGTATTCATGATGTGTGATCCTAATACACACATGGGTATTCGATAGCATACGATCCAATTGTATGCAAAGCGTTGGC